CACTTGACTCACCCTGCCACAGGAGAGCTTCTGTATGCAGATGAAGAAAAAACAAAACCTGTCCAAATCGTCCTCTGGAGTACAAGCTCTAAGGCTTATCGTGCAGCTTCTAATGCTGCTCAGAATCGTCGCCTGAAGCGTAAGAGTAAAGAGATGACTGCAGAGCTTGCACGAGAAGAGGGTGTTGAAATTCTTGTAGCATGTTCACAACGAGGTGAAAACTTTACTTACAATGGCGAAGCTTTGGATAATCCAGATGCATTCCGTCGCATGTATTCGGATGATAAATTTAGTTGGATTAAAGAGCAAGTAGACAGTTACGTTAGCGACTTGGCAAATTTCATCAAGGCATAGTCGATGCGTTAGTCTTGTATGTCAGGCAGATAGCATATTTCGCTGCTACGCCTGATGGCAGCAAACTAAGTCGTCGAGAGCAACGAGAAGGTAAGAAGGAAGAAGATAATACTGTTATCATAGATTCCGACGACGAAGAAGACAATTTAAATGAAGCATCTGAAGACCTATCAGAGATTCCGTTTCCTGAGATTCCTCCGGGGGCCGAATACCTGATAGGTCTTTTTTATGGTGCTGGCTCGGCTATGCCTACAGGCATGGGATTAGTTCCTCTCAGTTGGCAAGAAATAGAAGCATGGGCACGATGCAGTGGTTTAGAGGATAGCATCACCCCGTGGGAATTGCAAGTGGTTCGTAGATTATCTGAAGCTTACACTTCAGAGTATAGCAAAGCATCTGATCCTAAACGAAGACCTCCTTACAGCAAGCAAGTAAGTGTAGATGAAATCGACAGAGATGCAATTGAGAAACAAACAAGAAATGTATTGAGTATGTTCAAGAGAAAAACAGAAGGGTAAGGCATGAGTTTAGATATAGCGACGCTTGGCGTAGAAGTACGTTCTACAGGTATTAGAGAGGCTAACGATGGCCTCAACAGATTCTCTCAAACTGCTGAAAAAGCAGAGAGAAGGGCCACTTCTTTAACTGCTTCTATTGAGAAGCTTTCCAACGTATTTCAACAAAACCTTGTCGTTGCTCAAGCTTTCTCGTCTGCCATGAGCACAATGACAAACATTAGTATCCGTGTAAATGATAGCACGAATGCTACTACTAAGGCATTGTCTCAGCTTTCTGTTGAGCAGAAGAGAGATATTGAGATGTTTAATCTTCGTGCTAAAGCTTACGCAGAAGCGCATACCGAGGCATTGAAGATGAATGCTGCTTATGACCAATCAGCAAACGCAGCTAGAAAGAGTGCGCAAGCTATTATGTCTCACACAGGCGCTATGCAAGATGCTCACGCTGCTGCTCGTGGTTTATCAGGCTCTCTTGGTGCTCTGTGGGTGACTTACGGAAACATGATCCCTTTGGCTGCCGGTTTAGCTGTTGGTACAGGTTTTAAACAGATCGTATCAATTGGAAAAGATGTAGAGCAGACTTTGGAGAGTATCCGTGTAAAAGGTGGTGAGTCTATCGAGAGTGTGAATCAAATGAGGCTGGCCATCACGGAGCTTGGTAAAGGTATTTACGGCCCTCAAGAAGTTGCTAAAGCGTTCGAAACACTTATCTTGGCTGGTAAGAGTGCTGAGGAGTCTCTAATTGGCATTCATGCTGCTCTTAACTTGGCTACTGTGGGTGGTACAACGATTGAAAAGTCTGCATACACGTTAGTGCAAGTATCTACATCTTTAGGAATGACAGCAAACGGTTTTGACCATGTTGCCGACACTATCGCAGCAACAGCAGCAGCCTCTATGTCTTCTGTTGAAAGCATCTCTGAAGCATTTAAATCAGGCTCGGTAGTGGGTAAATTGTATGGGGTGACACTGACAGACATTGGTGTTGCTTTCGCAGCTCTGTCCAATTTAGGTATTCAAGGCTCTGCTGCAGGTACATCACTGAAGAACTTTTATAAAGAGCTAGCTTCGGAAGGGAAAAAGGTAACTCAAACCTTCAAAGATGTTGGTATTACAGTTAACGAGGATTTGAAAGATAAAGAAGGTAACTTTAAGTCGCTATCGGAAATCCTCCCGATCTTGTCAGACGGCTTGAGTAAGTTAACTGCCAGTGAACAGAAAGTAGCTCTTAACAGACTAGCGAATGAGCGTGGTCTAAAGACACTTGTCGAATTGCTTGACATGTACAGGCAAAAGTCAGGTGAAGCAGCTTCGGAATTTGAAGACCTACAATCCAAGATTGCAGAATCTGCAGGTATGACGGCAATAGGTGCTGCGGCAATGGCACTTACTGTTGAAAACCAATTTAAGAGTGTTAGCAATACCTTAAAGACGTCATTGATGCAATCATTTGACGGCATTGCACCCAAACTGTCAATGATTGCTACGCATATGAAAGCAACGTTCAACTCTCCTGAGTTTATTTCTGGAGTACAGAGCATATCAATGGCTTTAGCGGAAATGGCTGTATGGGTTACGAAGAACATTGATACTATTACCACTCTTGTCCAAGTGTTTTTGACATTTAAGACGGTATCTTTTGTTGCTGGATTGATTGTTGGGATTGGCGAAGGGTTAGTAGCTCTTAAAACCGCTTTTGACGTGGCTAAGATTTCTGCTATCAGCTTTCAAGCGTCTTTAGGTTTGTTAGGTGCAGCTCTATTAGCCGTTGGTGCAGCAGTTACATACTTCATGACTAAGAAATCTGAGATTGGTAAGTCTGCAGAAGCACAAGCCTCTTTGAACTATATCAATGATTTTACAAAATCTTTGGACGAAGAGGCAACTCGTCTCGATAAACAGATCGAGTTGATGAAGAAGGGTAAGAATGCTAGTGATGCTTACACTGAGTCTCTGAGAGCAAGACAATTAGAGATGATTAAAGCTCAAGGTGCAGAATATGTATCACAGAAGCAAAAAGACCTTGATAAGTTAAAAGCAGAGCTTTCTCCATCTGAGCTACGTTCATTAGATCGTGCTCATCAGATTGGTGCTCCTAGTATTCAACTACTCAGTAACGTTAATGCTGTGTTGAAGGCAGAGCGTGATTTAGTACAAGCTCAGAATGATTCTACTAAAGCCTACGGAGAAGCAGAGAAGAAAGCTGAAGCTGTCCGTAAGAAAGCTAAAGAGCTTGCCGATCTTTCTGAAAAACAAGCTAGGGACAATTCTAAGGTGGCAGCAGGCACAGGAGTTCTTTCACAGCTTGGAAATAATCCAGGTGCTGCTGCAAGAGCTAATGATTTGTATGAAGCTGAGTTGAAACGTATTCAAGATCAGGTGAATGAAGCAAAACATGAACTGAAGAATGTTGAATCTAAGAACGATGCTTTATTTAAAACTGGTCAGATTGGTAGACTTGAGCAAATTCAACGAAATGGTGAGGCTGCAATTGCCATGTATCGGAAGGAGGCACAAGCTTACCAGAATATGATCGATGTTGCTGCCCCTAAGAACAAGGAAACTGTAAAAGCATCGATAGGTAATAAACTAAAAGATGCTCAAAGAAGTGCTAGTGACGAAGCACTGCGTATGAAAGAACAAGAGTCTATCCGTTTCGCTGAGGTCGAGAAGTTTACTACAGAACATCTTGTCAAAGAGTTGGAAGCTCGTGGAGAGTTTGTTAAAGCTAATGCCCTAAAATTTGGTCAGCTAGAGAAAGTCAGTTTAGGCAATCTTGACAGCGACATTTCTACAACTGAGCAGAAGGTGACTAATGCTTTCAATAATATGGGTACAGATGGTGGCAATGCGTTTGAAACACTTACTCAAAAACTAAACTCCCTTAAAGCTGCTCGTGATGCATTCACTGCTGAATCTAAAGCTAAGGAAGATGTTGCTCTGTTTAATACAGGCTCTTTTAAGTTTAAAGCAGAATTCAGGGAGATGGAGAATTCCATCAACACAATCAATCTTGCTGCTAAAGCTGGTGGAGATTGGGAATCTAAGTTCAATGCTGCTGGCCTTGCTAACAGTATCCGTGCTAATGCACTTCCTGCTTTGCAAGAAATGTCTGATAAGTTGATGGCAACTGCTAAATCTTCTGGTAATGAGCAACTAATTGCTCAAGCAGAGAAGATTAAAGGTCAAGTACAACAGACAGCTTTGTCATTCGACACTATGTGGGATGACGCTGCTAAAGGTGCTGACGATTTTGCTTCTAGTTTAGAGTCCTCATTCGGTACTGCAGTAGGTGCTGTTGGTAAGCTTACTTCTGCATTTGTGAAGCAACAAGCAACACAAGAGAAGATTGAAAATGCTCGTAAAGCAGGTTTGATCCTTGCTGGTAAAGATCAGGCAAAGATTGATGCTGTAAACATGAAAGCAATCAAAGATGGTGAGAAAGCAGAACTATCTTCGTATGCAAACATGGCTGGCGCAGCTAAAAACTTCTTTAACGAGAAGTCCAAAGGCTATCAAGTATTGCAAGCAGTTGAGCAAGGTTTTCGTGCTATGCAGTTGGCTGGAGAGATTGAGCTATTCATGAAGAAGATGTTCTTCACTCAAGCAACAACTGCAGCGGTTGTCTCAGGTAATACAGAGCAAGCTACCAGTGCTGTTACATCTGCTGGTACTGAAGTTGGCGCAAAGATGGCTGTAGCTCAAGCTAATGCTGTATCTGGCGTGTCTAACCAAGCCAACGGTGATCCTTACTCTGCATTCTTCCGTATGGCTGCAATGGCAGCTATTATGGCAGGCTTAGGGTTGATGGTTGGTGGTAGAGGAGGTGGCGGAGCTTCTGTCGATATTGCAAAACAACGACAAGCAACTCAAGGCACAGGCACTGTCCTCGGAGCAGAAGATAAGAAGTCAGAATCTATCACTAAGTCTCTAGAACTCTTGAAATCTAACTCTGACATTGCTCTGAGCTACACATCAAGCATGGTGAACTACCTGAAGAGTATTAACGACGGTATTGCTGGCATGTCTGCTGCTATCTCTCGTACTTCAATGTTACGTGGTACAGATGCAGATCAACGTGCTCTTGGTGTAGGAAGCTCTAAGTCATTCCTCGGATTTAGTTCATCGTCTAAAGAGCTGGTTGACTCGGGTATCGTGTTTGAAAGAGAACTGGTAAGCCCTCTGAAGGATGCGCTGGAACATTGGGAAACTGCTGTTTGGACTCCACAAACAATCGGTAGGATTCTGGATACTAACAATATCTTTGCAAGAGGTTACTCTGATGTACATAGTGAGAAATCTTCATTCTTTGGATTGTCAAAGAGTTCTTCTAATCAGCAAATTCTCACTGACTTACCACCTGAGCTAAGAGATCAGTTTGTAAAGACTATCTCTAACACGTATCAGAGTATTCTCACATCCGCATCAGCTTTAGGCGAGAACAGCAGTGTGATTAAGGATGCTGTGAGGGCAGTTAATCTAGATCAGGCAGGCATATTCAAAGTAAGCCTGAAAGGGTTATCCGGGGAAGAAGTGCAGAAGCAACTAGAATCTGTATTTGGAGCACTCGGGGATAAGATGGCAGAGGCAGCAATGCCTAGCATCGCACAATTCTCTAAGGTTGGTGAAGGTGCATTCCAGACGCTTATTCGTGTAGCTAACGGTGTGGACACTGCACAGTATGCTCTTGAAAAGCTGAACATCACTGCTGTGAACTACACAGGTATCGCTAACAAGCAAGGAGATGTAGAGACTGAGATTATCCGTGACAGTATTGTGGCTCATGAGACTTACACTCGTGCTGCAAATGATGCTGATAAGCAAATCATGAAGATGGTAAGCAACCTGACAGGTGCTGACTTCAACAATGCGACGGTTAATGTTTCTAACGGTATTGCTGACATCATCTCGACGATGGACGGAAGTGCTCAAGACCTCATAGACACGTACAAGCAACTGGTAAGTATTCGTGATCTGATGAACTCCGCAGGGTTGAATGGTGGTGCGTTAAGTCGTTCTACTATTCGTGGTGCTGGTGGTTTAGATTCTCTCAAGTCCGGTGTTGAAACGTTCTTTGATAAGTTCTACACAGATTCAGAGAAAGCTGCAGCACAGACCAAAATCCTTAGCAGAGAGTTCGACGCTATGAACCTAACTATGCCGAAAACAAGAGACGAGTTTAAAGCTCTTGTTCAACGCATGGATGATGGCAGTGACGAGGGTGAAAAGCTAGTTGGTAAGTTGTTGAGTTTGTCAAGTGCATTTGCTGATGTAACAGAGTCCGCAGAGTCTGCTACAAAGGCTTTAGCGCAAAGTGCGGAGACTTTCTTAGTAAGTGAACTCGATTCATCGTTTGAAGGCTTGCAGAGGTCTGTAGAAGCCCAGAAGAAGACGGTAACGGATTCTTACGAAGCACAGATCAAAGCAGTGAAAGATAAAGCTCAAGCTGATGTTGCATTGCAGAAGAAAGCCTTAGACGCTGCTACAGAATCTCAGAAGGCCATTAGCTCAATCTTCGATTCTCTGAAGAACGCTATGAAGTCTACGCAAGTGGAATCTGCTGCTCTTACGGCTGCTCGTAGAAGGGAAGCTCAAGGTACTTTGGATTCTGCTATGAGATTTGCTGGCTCTGGTGGCGATCTGACGAAGTTCCAAGGTCTAGATGACGCTCTACAAGTAATAGCTAAACCTGCTGAACAGATGTTCTCTACATTCCAAGAGTACGCAGCAGATCAGGCCAGAACAGCCAACTTGATAGGGGGGTTAACAACTGCTGCAGGTGGACAGAAAGATGCTGCTCAATTGACAATAGATGCTATTAATGCTACAATTGATAGTATAAATACTACATCTGACACACAAGTAGCAGCCTTAGAATCTACAAGAGATGCAGAACTTGGACGACTTGATGGTATTGTTAGCAAGGCTCAAGAGCAGATTGATGCCATAAAAGGTGTCGATAGCTCTGTAAAATCTGTCGAAGCTGCTTTGCAAAACTTTAACTTGGCTGTTGGGAATGTTAACGGAAATGCTTATGCTTCTTCCACAGGAGCTATCTCTAAAGCTTACCAAGACTCCCTGCACCGCAATGCAGAAGATGCTGGATTAGAGCATTGGAAAGATAAGGTTGCAGCAGGCGCGTCTGTAGCTTCTGTAGTAGATGCTATCCAAAACTCCAATGAAGCTAAAGTGCAACAGTTGTACTCTTCTATTTTAGGCAGAGTTGGTGAAGCTGCTGGTGTAGACTTCTGGACTAGAAAACTTGATGCAGGGGAATCTCTAGATTCCATTAAATCTGCGTTCATGAATTCTGATGAGTACAAGAATAAACTACCTTCTTTCGATGTCGGTACTGACTATGTTCCTCACGATATGGTAGCGCAGATTCATGAAGGTGAGCGAATCATACCTGCCGCTGATAATGCTGAGTTGATGCGTAGGCTTAAGAACTCTGAAACTCAGCAAAGTCATGCGGATGTTGTAGCAGCAATTGCCGAGTTAAAACAGTGCATTATTTCTGGTGATGTGGCTAATGTCCAACAAACTAAGGAAATCGTTAAGTATCTGAAGAAGTTTGATACTGATGGTATGCCTGAAACTAGAGATGTAGATGCGTAAATAAAAAGGGAGAGCAAAAAGCTCTCCCTATTTTCTTTTGAAAGAGGTGATACTATTGAAGATCATTAGACCACTTACAGTATCAGACGCAGGCTCTTTCACAAGAGCAAGCTCTGCTAAATATTACGACAAATCAGGAGTATTACAAACTGCTACAACAGACACTCCTAGATTTAGTTACGACCCTACAACATTGATTCCCATAGGATTACTTGAAGAATCTGCTGCTACAAACTTGTTATTGTACAGCGAACAAGCCGATAACGCAGCATGGACTAAAACAAATTGTAGTGTTACAGCTAATGCTACTACTGCACCAGATGGTAATGCAACTGCTGATATGATTACAGTCAGTGCAGCAACAGGGGGTATTTCACAGTCTGTAACAGTAAGTAATGGTGTTGCTTACATAGATTCTTTATATGCAAAAGCTAATGCTTCTTCTAAAATAAGAGTATTAGATACTGTGAGTGGTGTACAAGCAGATTATGATTTATCTACAGAGACAGCTACTATTACTAGTGGGTCAGGTACAGCAACAATTGAGCAAATAGGAACGCTAGGTTGGTATAGATTATATCTGGCTTTCACCTCTACCAGTACGACAGCTACAATCTCTATCCGTAATAATGATGGAACATCATCAGGCTCGTTTTATGCTTGGGGAATGCAACTCGAAACTGGTAGTGCAGCTACAAGTTATATCACCACTACTTCTAGCAGTGCTACTCGTGCTGCTGATGTGAATACTTCTGGAATGATTAGTAACGTAGCTGAGAATGACTATACAGCATATAGCAGCACAAGAGTATACAACACTGGTGATTTTGTTATGGTGGTTGGTAGTCCGGGGAGTGGTACTCATAAAATTTATCAATCCTTACAAGGTCATAGTTCAACAGTAACAATATCTATTGCATCTCCGGGGGTAGTAAGCTGGACAGCACACGGATTCTCTGCAGGAACACCTATTCAGTTTAGTACGACAGGTGCTCTACCTACAGGTATTACAGCAGGGACTACATACTATGTGTCAACAACTAACCTGTTTACTAACTCGTTTTGTATCTCCAGTATAGCGGATGGTTCAGGAGCAATCAACACATCTGGGACTCAATCCGGTGTTCATACTGCTGTAGCTGGCCCCAATCTTAACAAAACTCCTGCAGATAACCCTACTTACTGGCTTGATTACGGCAATACGAATCGTTGGAAGATGTTTGACACAAGTGTTCAATCTCAAACTTCCAACGCTGATGCAGTAATGGTAGCTATTAAGTTAAGCTCTGCCATCGACACTGTAACGCTGTTAAACATTCAAGGTCAAGGAGCGAGGATTCTCATTCGTGACGCTACAGATGGTGTTGTTTACGACCAGTTGTTAGATGGGATTAACAACGATGGTGTTTCTGATTGGTACTCATACTTTTTTGAGACAATCATTTATAAGACTGACTTTGCTGTAACAGGATTACCTCTCTACGCTAACGCTACAATCAATATCATCGTCTACAACACAGGTGGTACGGCATTGTGTGGTGTTGCTACAGCAGGTTTGTCAAGAGATATTGGAGCTACACAAGTAAATGCCAAGATAGGTATTCAAGACTATTCTGTTAAGACTAGAGATAACTTCGGTAACTTCACGATCACAGAACGTGCTTATGCAAAGAGAGCCAGTTTCACAATCTATTGTGAAACAACCACAGTAGCTTTCTTAGCAAACATGCTTGCTTCCTACCGCGCAACCCCTGTTGTGTATATAGGAGAAGTTGGAGATGGCTTCGAGCCGACAATTGTCTACGGCTTCTATAAGAATTTTGACATAGATATTGGATACATGGATGGCCTCTCAGTGTGTTCGTTAGATTTAGAAGGATTGGTTTAAGGATAATATATGACAATTACAACTCTACCGTCAGCACCACAACGGTCACAAACTCCAGCAGCATTTGCAACTACAGCAGATGCTTTTGTAGCTGCTTTGCCTACGTTCGTTACTGAAGCAAATGCTCTTGCTGCAGATGTTAGCACAAAACAAACTACAGCGTCAACTGCAGCTACAAACGCTGCTGCATCAGCTTCTGCTGCTGCTGCTAGTGCTGCGGCTGCTGCTTCAGGGTCAGGCGCTAGTGCTTGGGTATCTGGTACAAACTACACATTAGGAACTTGCGTTTACAGTCCGATCAACTTCAAGACATATCGTTGTAAAGTTGCCGGTGTAAGCACTACTGATCCTTCGCTAGATAATACAACATGGGGTTATCCTGTCCCCAACAGAGGGGACAATGGTAGCACCTCTGCGACAGGTAATCTCACCCTTGTTGCATCAAGTGCTGGTGCACAAACAGTCACCCCTTCTGCTCCCGGTTGGTATGTAACTCTACCTGATGCTACCACCTGCGATCTTGGTGCAGGTTTGTTTGTGGTTCACAATGCAGGTAATTACGATTACGGTATCAAGAATGCATCAGGCACACAACTTGGTTGGATTAGGCCCGGAAAGGTTGCTGTAGTTAGCTTATCAGGTAAGAGCACTGCTGCAGGTACTTGGATTATTAGTAACTTGGAGAAGGTTGGTATTACTGCACAGCTTGTAAATACCTCTGTTACTAATACAAGTACTGCTATTAAGCGTGTGGTAATTGACTCTAATCGTACATGCTTGGTATTCAGTAGCACTAATCTTTATGCAGTGGTGTTCGATGCAAGTACGGCATCGTGGGGCAGTGTTGCAACAGTCCGTACAGGTATTACCACTGGTACACCTTTTGCAGCCATATTGTCAGCAACAAATCAGGTGTTGGTGGTGTCGTTCAACTCAACAACTGCAATGGAAGCAGTTACGTTGTCAATTGATGCCACTACAGGTATTACTGTAAACAGTGGTACTAAGGGTACTGCAACACTGGCTGGCAACTTTGCAGGGATGGGACAACTGAAAGCAGTAGGTAGCTCGTTTGTAGTGGCTTATGGTAGGGATACAACAACATCTGCCATTAGAGCAATTAGTATCTCCGGGACTACACCTACTATCGGTTCTGAACAATCTGCTACAAGTGCTAGTGGTGTAAACTCTTCGCCTACGATTTACACAATGAGTTCTAGTGTTGTCCTTGCAATCGAGTTAACTTCATCCACTTTGTATGCCAAGCCTTGGACAGTTAGTGGATCAACCCTGTCTGCTGGAACGGAAGCGACTACATCTACATCAGCAAGTAATTACCGATCCCAAGCAATGGGGTCTGGGAACATCGCTGTATTTCACTTGAACACCTCGTTTAAAGGTGCAATTGTATCTGTGTCAGGTACTGTAGCAGCAATTAGCGTAGCTACGTTAAGCAGTGCTGTAACTCCAGCCAATGCTGTTAGTACGTTCGATACTATTGCAGTTAGTAATACAAAGCTTTGTGTAGTGTACACAGGTGGTAGTTCTACTGTAGGTATAAATCACCTGATAGATACATCTGGTACAGCCTCTGCAGGGACAGAGTTAACACAAGCGGTTAAGAATAACGTGTCCGCGGGAGCGGGAATTTCTGCAATAGGATTATCCGGTTCAATATGTACTTTCTTTCTTGCTGCCAGCACTGTTGGTGTTGTTATTAACATTGATTCTTCCGGTACATCACCTTCACTGACTTCTCTGGTGCAGTCAATGGCATCGTCCATTGTTCCAGCAAGCGTACCTGATTTATGGAATGTCAGGTCATATCAAAACATAATCGGAGGTAATACGTTATACACCGTAGGTACATCAACCACAGTTGGGCAAGTGGAGAGTCTTGTTGCTAACTCAGCAAGCATATCTACAATGCATGTTCCACCATTTATAGCGGCTAACGGAAGTTCTGGTGCATCCGGTGCAAGCAATGAAACATGGTTAATAAACACCGTCAGTAGTTCTACAGGTATTACCCTTTGCAGAGTGGAGGCAGCAGCATGAAAGTAATAGGAACTTTACACGATACGTTTGGGCCATTCCAAACAGTAGAGGTGCTATCTGATCGCTACCTTATAGACGGCAATCTTGAAATGCAATTCGACGTAATAGGTCAGTCTCAAATATTTGAAGTACCAGAAGGTTGGGTTCCTCCCTCAGAAGAGGACGATACTCCGGGCGACGCAATACCTGATTACCCAGAGTTTGTCACTCGTAGGCAGGCAATGTTAGCTCTCATGCTAAACGAGAAAGACGGGGCACGTCTTATCGATTTAGTCCCCCAAGTTATTGCTGCTATTCCTGATGAGGTACAGAGACGCACTGCTGAAATCTACTGGAAAGAATCTCTCACCTTCCAACGTGATGAGCCTCTTATAAAAACTATTGGAGCAGCTCTAGGCTTGTCCGATGAAGATATTAGGTTGTTGTTCGTACAAGCAAACAATCTGTAATAAATTAAAAGGAATAATAATGGATAAGAACATCTACCTAGCTAAACTACAACCTGATCCTCAAGACCCAAGAGACTTTATCTTGGAGACAGAGGATAGCATTCTACCAGAAGAAGTTGATATGCGTGAGTATGCAGGAATCAGGGAAGATCAACTTTCTCTAGGTTCTTGCACAGCAGCCAGTATTGGAGTTAAAGCTTGCGAGATGTTCTTAATTTCAGCAGGCTTATTCCAAGACACCGACGCTGTAGATGATAAGGATTTATCAATCCTATTTAACTATGCTACATCTAGAAAGCTGCTATCCCCTAACACCCCTTTGGTAGATGGTGGTAGCACAGCGAGAATGGCTCTTAAAGCTGCTAAAACCTTTGGTGTAGCACGAGAGAAAGTTTATCCATATATTCTCTCTAAAGTAAACGATGAGCCTCCTCAAGAGGCTTATGATGATGCTAAAAACTTTAAGATAGACAGGTATTCTCGTATTGCTCTAAAAGAGATTGATGGAAGATTCTCAAGCACTGAGGAAGTGATCTACAGGATTAAATACGCTCTTGCTAAAGGATGGCCCGTTGCGTTAGGACTAAGGATTGGTGAAAAACTTCGTGACCTACCTAAAGACGAGGTTTACACATTTGTCAACCCAACAACTAACCCTTATTGGGGCAATCATGAAATGCTTATTGTCGGATATACGAAAGATAAGTATGGAAGATTGTGCTGGATTGTTCAGAACTCTTGGGGCAAGGATTGGGGTGATAATGGATTCTTCCTATGTCTTGCAGGGGTTGCTGTAGTAGATGTAATTGATCTATGGGCCATCCAAGGATTCAATGGAATAGAACGTGTAGGAAAAGACTTAACACAACCTAAGCCAACTCCTATAAAATCTGATCCTATTCCTACACCTGTGCCTCCAGTTCCTGACACAAATGTTCAGCCGATTCCTACACCACCTATAGTTCCTCCGGTTGTTCCACCAGCACCTGTAAATCCTCCAAAGCCAGAACCAAAGAAGAAAGATGAAGGTGGAGTAAAAGTGCTCGGACTGTTTATTCTAGCTGTCACAGTAATTAAGAAGATAGGTAAGTACTTTGAGAGAAAATGATGACTACGTACGTAGAAGCAAGGAGTCAAATTAAGTCTGGTGATCTAGTGGCTCTAACACACAAGGCTTGGAGCAGCCTGTATGACTTACAAGTGCAGGCTGTAAGAGTGTTTACAGAATCTGAATATAGCCACATCTGTGTAGCTTGGGTTGTAGCTGGTAGGGTGTTTGTTATCGAATCAGTAGAGCCGAAAGTAAGAATCTTCCCTCTGTCAAATCTAGCAGATGAAGGATTCTATCTTATTCAAACTCCAGATAAGCCAATGACTGATGCAGAGTTGGAATACGGCTTGAAATGGGTGGGGGTGGGAGAATATTCTAAACTGCAGGCTATAGAGGGTCAGCTTAATATGTTGGAAGTTGGTACTGACAATCTCTGGCAATGCAGTGAGTTTACAATCGCTATGAGGAGGTTATCAGGACTAGATTTAGGGGGTAAGGTTACGCCAAGCGGTGTAGTACAGAAAGCTTTAGAGCTTGGTTATTCGCTTCAATACATAACAAATAAAAAGGAATAACAATATGCTGGACAAGAATCCAGAACATTTTACATGGGTTACATATTTATGTGTAGTGTTGCTAGCTATATTTGGAGGAGTTGTGTCGTATTTGAATAAGCTGAAGACAGGAAGGAAGTGGAAACTTACTGATCTTCTTATCGAGATTGTAACAGCAGCTTTTGCAGCAATTATAGTGTTTTTGCTGTGTGAAGCTGTAGGGTTGCCAGAATTAGCGGCTGTAGCTCTTGGTGGCATATCAGGGAGATTCAGTGATAGAGCTATTAGTTTGTTTGGCAAGATTCTCGATAAGTTTCTCAAGGGGTTGAGTTAATCATGGACATTTCCTTAGAGCAGCTTAGGAAGATAATGCCCAACGCTGGCTCTAGGGCAGAAATCTTTCTTCCTTATCTCAACAAAGCAATGGAAGAATATAGCATCAACACTCCAGCTAGACAAGCAGCTTTCTTAGCACAAATAGCACATGAGAGTGGGGAGCTTAAATATGTGAAGGAGATAGCATCTGGTAGAGCTTACGAGATGCGTCTTGATCTTGGAAATACGAAACAAGGGGATGGCCTTAAGTACAAAGGGCGCGGACTCATCCAACTGACAGGTAAGTTCAATTACATCTCGTTCATGATGTCTTCAGGTGTGGATTGTGTAGAACACCCCGAACTGTTAGAACAACCTGAGAATGCTTGCAGAAGTGCTGCTTGGTTCTGGCAGCTAAAAGGACTTAACACCCTTGCAGACGAGGGTGATTTCCTGAAGATAAGCATCCGAATTAATGGAAGAAACAAAACAACTGGCCTACCTAACGGTTGGGAAGATAGGCAGAAGTACTACGAATTAGCAAAGAAAATACTGTACAAGGAAAACAACAATGTTGAATAGATTATTAGATATGTTATCACTCTTTCGCAAAGGCAATGAGCTTGCGAACGCAGAACAATGGAAAGATGGAGGAAACGCTGCAACATTACTTGTACCATTCCTTGTAGCCCTTGTTAAATTGGCTGGAGATTTTAATCTTGTTAACGTTCAACTGTCAACCGAGGAAGCTACAACTATTGCTCTCGGGATTGTTTCTGCTGTCCAGTTTGTTGTACACAACACTACAAGCAAAAGAGCTGGAATTTTGCCAGCAGTCAAGCCTGCCGAGTCTATGCAAAAGTCTACAGATGCCAAAGCAACAAAACAATTGCCATCTGTCAATGAAGCTCCTGACAATAAATTTGACGGAGACATCTACAAAGGCTGAGAACAAAAATCCCGCCGACCTCCTCAAAGAAGAGATGGGCAGGATCGAGGGTGTTGCATTGTTTGCAAGATGTGTGGTTTAATTGAGGTGCATCTGAAATCTCTCTGATGTGTTTCACTCTCTTGCGTTCAGTGTTCACCACAGCACTGTCTTTATTATGCTCGTGGATTGTTGCTTTCAGCAACCCACAAGCCTTCTTAATGCTCGTGGTAGAGCAATATTGGGCATGTCTCCTTGCGGAGCATGCCCTTTTTTGTTACACTTACGCCGCGTCTTGTTTCAGGTTCTTAACAAATACACCAATGCTGTTATAGAAAGTGACAAGTGCTGTAATCACCTTCTTGATAGTTGCAACCAAGTCATCGAACGAAACTTCTGGATTGGCGTCTGTTGTTTCGTAAATTCCACGGATGATATTCAATGCAAGATCAAGTTTTTGGCTACCTTTGCCGGGAGAGGAGTCCAGTTCCTCGATCCGGCGAATGGTGTCAGTGATAACAGGCAGTAGCTTTACAACGATAGTTCCAATTTTAATTGCGTTCATGTTATTAGTCCTTTGTTAATTTAGTTATGTATTTGTCTCGTTAACTATCAATCTTCCAACACTGCATCAAGGGCATCGTACAACTCACCCTTCTTTACAGCTTCCTTGATTTTGGCTTTCTTTTTTGCTTTGAAATAACCACTTACCTCCTTCTTCTCTAGCTTTGTTTCTTTAGCAATAGTTGCTACCAACTCTTTAAAGTCATCTTGAAGAAGTTCAATCTCTTCAAGAATTTGTTGAGCACGATCATTGTAACTACGAAACTTCTCTGTGTCTACAATTGCATTATCAATGTTTACTACTTTAGTCATTTTGTCATTCCTTTGTTGTATAAAAATCTTACTGTGTTAATTTGTTAACTA